ATGATTGTAGAGCGTGTTAAAAGCTGCCACGGCTCTGGCCATCGAGCGCTCCCCGCTTGGCGTGTCTCGGCTGGCTGCCCGGTCGCGCATCTGCGCCTGCGCTTCTGCTAGATATTTTTCTGCGTTACTCATCGTCGTCAGTCTCTTCAATTTCTGTTGCTACTGGTTGCGGGCCGTCGAGGTTCAACCGCACGCGCCATGCGCGGCGCCGAAGGCCGCGCGACTCTAAAGAGTTTGCCTGTCTCATCGCCGCCTTGTGGTCTGCCGGCGACGGAAAAAAAACGCGAAATTGGTCTCCTCTCGACATCAGGGAATCCTCACAGGCTTTGGTTGGCAGTATCCGTCGCAGGCCTTGCAGACCGCGCGAACGCCACCCGGCGCCGAGCTGTCTGGGTAGTAGGCGTCTGACCGCTTGCGCTCGCCGCACTGGGCGCACGCGCGGAACCCCATCGCCTGCGCAAGGCGACGGGACTCTCGGTGCCAGCCGGTCGCCTTCACCGGGCGTAGTGGACTGGGCGCTCGTAGCGGCCCTGCTCGTCACGGTAGACCGAGACCTGCCGGCCGTAGCGGCTGCCATCGGCCCATGTCCAGCGTCGGGTCTCTCCCTGCGCGATGGGGCTGCTAGAGCAGTCCCAAGCCTCCAGCAGGCCTTCAGCCGACAGAGCGGCGTTCAAGGTCGGGAAGTAGTTCATTCGTCGCCCTCCTCTTCGTCATCGGCGTCGGCATCAAACTCCATGAGGTCTGCAAATCTCGCCTCGCGCTCGGCGTCGATGCGATCTTTTTCGGCCTGCGGCAGCGCCGCCCATGCCGCATCCTCAGCGGCAATTTCGGCCTTGGCCTTCGCCAGCAGCTCGGCCTCATAGGCCTCGATTTCTTGGTCTAAAGTCATGTTGCCCCCTGATGCCCCCGGCTCATCACCGGGGGCGGTTAATTATTCGGCCGCCTCGCCCAGTTCCGCCGGCATGATGTCGGCGCTGAGAATGTGCAGCACCAGTTCGCTGGCGCGGCTGGATTCCTCGGCCGTCAGAGCCGGGAGGGTCTTAGCCAGCTCGGCCTTGATGGCCGCGATCTTCTGTTCGTTGGTCATGTCGTACTCCGCTTGTTAGTGAGTAGATATTTTAGGCTCTGATTCTTAGCTCTTCAATAGGGTTCATGAAAAATAATTTTTTCTGATAACAGTTGTACCGCTTAAAATAAGAATCTATAATTAGAGCCTCATCAACGAGGGGCAAAAAAAATGACAAAAACAGTTTATGAGTGGGCCGTTGAAGCCGTCACCGCGTCTAGCGAGGACATTCTTGACATTAACCATGCGCTGAATCTTGATTTCTACAGCGCCGACCAACTGCGCCTTGCGATTAACGGCGAGCAGTGGATGAGCGCGGATGACGAGCCTGAGCTGATGTTCTACCGACTCGCCCTGACCAAAAAAGTCTACGAAGGCCCGGATGAATATGACGATCTGCTACATATGGACTATGCCTACGTTAACGGCGACGGCGAGTTTGACGAGTTCGACGATGCCGGCGGCCTGCCCCCGGTGAAGTACCGGAAAGAGCTTGCGACCAACATGGGGAAAATCTGATGCGTATCGCCGACATCAACCGCAAGATGGCCAAGGCTGGTCACCCAGTCACGCTCTACAAGGGGACTGGCTACCTGTACCTCATTTGGGACGATGGGGAGCATTTCTTTGATCAGCCCATCTGGTGCTGCTACTTCAAGCAAATGCCACCGGCTCTGTGGCTGAAGGAGGCGCTCGGCTTTGCTGAGCGCTGCGCAGATCAAATCCGCGACGCCGCCAAGCCCCTGCCGCTGCTGCCGGCGGTGAGAAAACTTTCAACAAAAAGTGTTGACTAAAATAAGACCGGAAACCAAGATTCCCCCATCAACCAGCGAGGACTGACCGATGACTAAACTGATACTGAACTTTGACATCAAGACCGCCAACATCGAGGCCTTCAAGGCCGCCAAACCCGAGGTTTACAACTGGATGACCAAGGCCGCCAGCACCGGCTTTGAATTTGCCGAGAGCCTGCTTGGCGCCGTTGCGAAGTACGGCGACCTGACCGAGCGCCAGTTGGCCACTGCCGAGCGCCTGACGGCCGCGCAGGCTGAGCGCGACGCCGCCCGGGTTGCCAAGGCCGCCGAGGCCAAGGCCGCCGCCCCTGCGGTCAACGTCGGCCGTCTGGAGGCCGCTTTTGCGGCTGCCAAGGCTGCTAAACTTAAGTGGCCGAAGATCACCATCGGCGACATCCGTATTTCGCCCGCTGGCGAGAACAGCACTAACCGCGGCGCTCTGTACGTCAAGAACCGCGTGACCGACCTCTACCTCGGCAAGGTTCAGAACGGCCAGTTCTACGCCAGCCGTGACTGCTCGGCCTCGGCCAAGGACGAGGTCACCAAGCTGCTGAACGACCCGATGGCCTACGCCGAGGCATACGGCAAGCAGACTGGTCACTGCTGCATTTGCAGCCGTGAGCTGACTGATCCGCAGTCAGTGGCTCGGGGCATTGGCCCCATCTGCGCCGACAAGTTCGGCTGGTAACCAACCGAGGGGGCGGACAGCCGCCCCTCAATCTGGAGGAATTTGTGAATGAGTTGGCTCTTTTCGCAGGCGCTGGTGGCGGCATACTCGGCGGCCACTTGCTCGGATGGCGAACCGTCTGTGCAGTTGAATGGGAACCCTACGCAGCTTGCGTACTTGCCGCCAGACAAAATGACGGCATTCTCCCGCCTTTCCCGATTTGGGATGACGTTCAGACCTTTGACGGCAGACCGTGGCGAGGAATTGTTGACGTTGTATCTGGCGGCTTTCCCTGTCAGGACATCAGTAGCGCAGGCAAGGGCGCCGGGCTTGACGGAGAGCGCTCAGGTCTCTGGCGAGAAATGGCAAGGATCATTGGCGAGGTACGACCGCAATTCGCGCTTGTGGAAAACTCACCAGTACTCACTTCTCGGGGGCTTGACCGAGTTCTCGGAGACTTGGCCGAGATGGGGTTTGATGCGAAATGGGGAGTTGTTTCCGCAGCAGACGTTGGTGCCCCCCACAGGCGAGACAGAATCTGGATTGTTGCCTACTCCACTAGCGTCGCTGGGGACGAATGGCGGGCCGAATCAGAGAGACAGCTCGGGCAGGCCGGGTTTGCAAATGGCGGCAATGATGTGGCCGACGCCAACCTGCGGGATGGCCTCACATTCTCAACTGAGCGCGGAATCAAGCCAGAGAGAATTGATTCGATCACTGAGAGATCGCGGCGGCCCTTCAACGCTGGCGATTGCGGTGCAAGCAAAATGGCCGACACCGACAACGTCAGAAGCGAAATCGGACACGCTGAACATTCAGAACCGCATCAACAAGGGGAAGCAAATCATGCTTTATCATGCGGTTCGCATGAATCCGACACCGGAAAAGGAAACGCCTCAGGCTGGTGGCTCGCTGAACCCGATGTGGGTCGAGTGGCTCATGGGGTGGCCGCTCGGGTGGAGCGACTTAAGGCCATTGGAAATGGGCAAGTTCCGCTCGTGGCAGCAACAGCGTTTGATTTGCTCATCAAAGGAGGAAAACTAAAATGAGCGCAAAAATTATCAGGCTTCCGGCGCCCCTGACGGGCGACCTGATTGAGGTAGACTCGGGTCAGTATTTTTTGGCCGAGTCTTTGGAGGAGAAGCGCCGGGCAGCATTGGCGCTGCTCGGGGAGCGTTGGCTGTTGCATTCGGCAAATTCGCCGAAAAAGGGGGTCTACGATGGCTGGCCAAAAAAATAAACTCGGCCTCAGCGAGGCCGAAATCAGGCTGAGCGAGGCTCAGTCAAGCGCGAGCGAGGTGATCGACAACGGCCTGTATCTGGCCTTCCGGCTTCACGGCGTCCGGGTTGAAATCGATGGCCCGGCGCAGTTTGCGCTGTCGCTGGCGGCGGCGGTTTGCAGAGAGGCGCATGAGCGCACATCACAAGACATCGGGTGAAGGGGTCGGCCGGCGGCTTGCGCCGGTAAAGACTGACCCGCACGCCGGCCCGCAGGGCGGTGATGCAACTTTTAGGTATTACTTCGACACGCCAGAGGAATATCTGGCGGCGATGAAATTGGCGGCCTCGCTTGAGGCCAGAGGATTGCCCCGTCGAGCGTGGCGGGTTCGGCTTAATTTGGACAAGGTGAGGTGAAGCATGGAACCTAAAAAAACCCGCAACCGGGTTCGCAAAATTTTTGTTGCCGAGGTCAACCACGAGACTTACTACATCGAGTCGGAGTCTCGTGTTAAGGCCCTGCGGTTTGCGATTGAGCAGCAAGGCCTGATCAAGGTGCGCGCTGCGACGACCGCTGACGTGACGACAATAACCAACGCCGTGGCCAACGGCGCTGAGGTGCGCAAGCTTTAAGGCACAGACTTCAGCGCGGTGTCCGTCTTGTCAGACGGGCGCTGCTGCTGGTCTAGCATGCTCTGGTAGTAGTCAAAAACCTCGGGCTTGAGCGCAGGCTCAAGCTGGGTGATTGACAGCACACGAGACAATTGCTTAGGCCAAGCGTTGGGGTTGTTGCCCACAACATTTGCCGTTCTCGTCGCCCAGTCTAGGAAGGCCTTGCTTTGCAGCAGCTTGCTCATGGTGCGCGATGAAATCGCGGCGCCTGCTGTCGGCAAGATCGAAGACCCGAAATCAAACCCCTCATCTTGCGAGTAGCCGGTGCCGAAGCCGGTCAACCCGAGCACTACCGCAATGGTCTGTGTGTTCCCTGATGTGTTGGAAAAATTCCTTGCCTTTTGACTTGATTTAACGCCTTGCGCGACTTTGACGATGTCGTTCAGATACGGCTCAAGCTCCTTGTATCGGGTTCCCGCGAACAGCGTTTTTTTCGCAGCATCGCTGAGCGTTGACCAGTTCGTTATGAATCGAGCAGGAGAGAACTGGTCAACCGTTTCGCCAAGGGCGACGCCCTCCATGTTCATGTTCAGCGGCGTTCCTAGGCGCTGGAAGACCGAGCCGGCCACCGTATCCCACTCGTCGGCCTTGAGGTTCCGCTTCAGCGCCGCGAGGCGTCCTGCGCCCTCCTTGGTGCCCTCCATGACGTAACCAAGGATTCGCTCGTCAAGGTCTTTCCGCTCGATCTGAGCCAGCATTGGCAAATTGACCGCATTATTAAACCGAGTGTAGCGGTCGTGCAGTCGGAGCTTGTAGAGCGCATCAGGGCCGAAATCTTTTGCGGCATCGTAAATATCAGAGCGAACAGCATCTAGAATCTTTCCTGCGTTTCGCGTTGCGCTATCAGTCCAGCCGGCAGTCGTAGCCTGCGGATTGTGGATGTCTGCAAACAGACCAGTTCTGAGTTTTCTTAAAACGTCTAGGGGTACATAGCCACTCTTTCCAGAGTCCTGAATGACCCGGTCAAGAATCTCCATCGCTTTGCCGTAATTCGCAGATTCGGTGCGCGGCGCCTTTGCAATTTGAGTCATCCACTGGCGCTTGAGGTTGATCAGATTGTCAATCGGGATTGCGGTGTCTCGGCCAATCAGGTTAGTAAATTGGTCGTCAAGCTGCTCGCGTTGACGGAGAAATCTGGTGCTAGCTTCGCCGGCCTTCTCTCGCAAAAATCCGCCGACTTCTCCAGCTTCGGACAAAACCGGCTTGCCGCCCGAGAATCGACTAGCTAGCTCAGAAGCTTTGGATTGCAGCCCGGCGACCATTGCTTCGGCGCGGTCAACAACCGGCCCTCGACCAAAGGGCATTTGAGACAGGCCGGATTCAATCGCCTCAATCGTCGGGTTCCGGGTTGCGACGCTGGCGGTCAGCGGAATGCCAAGCCGATTAGCTGCTGCATAAATTTCTCGGCCAGCATCGCCGAGCTTGCCGCCGACATAGCGACTGCTGGCCTGAAAAGCCGGCAGGCCGTACTTCTCTAGAAGCCCGCCAAACCCTTGGCCTGCCATGTTGGATGCCACCGAGCCGGTAGTGCCCATCATCTGCGCTAAGTCAGATTGGCTCTCTGTCGTGCCAAGCGATTTGCCGGCCGCGTACTGATAGAGTTGTCTGGCCAGTGCGCCACCAGCGCCAGCGCCAAGAATTGGGCCGCCAAACGGCGCGCCGGGGACGCCGACCGCAGCGCCCATGCCAGCGCCAATTGCTTCAGAAATCTCAGGGCCGATGCTGGCAATGTCGCCAGCGGTCGGCACCGGAATACCAAGGATCTTGGCGTTCTGTTCGTTGTAGAGCCGGCGCCGGTTGGTGCCGGGGTCGGTGTACGCAAAATTTTCGTCGCCGTAAGGTTCGGCGTCAGGGTAAAACTGCTGAAGCGTTTTCAGGCGGTCAATCGGGTTGGATGCGGCGCCAACGGCCGCCCGGACGCCGACAGGCGCCCCGAGCGACTTGATGGGCTCTGGCTTGCCGTATTTCTGTTGCAAAGCCTTGGTGATTTCCGCCTCGGACATCGTGGCGGGGAAGTCATACGGCTGGTCGTCAACAAAGAGCCGCTTATAACCCTTTGGAACGTTGTCGTTATTTGCCATCTTTGCCTCCAGAAAATTGGCCGGTTCTTGGGTCGTAGACCATCGGCGATGGCTTGGCGCCGGGCAGTTTACCAAGCAAGGATTTTTTCTTGTTTTGAGCCGATGTCCGCACTGAGCCTATCTGAGACAAAAGCGTTTCGGGTGAAAATCCCTTTCCGATGTTTTCTCGGAATGCTTGAGGGTCTCCGATTGTTCTTGTCATGATCCCCATGTCTGGGCCGGTCAGGGCGCCCAAACCAGCCTTGTCCTTAAGGGCAACTAATAGCTCGCTGTAGAGGCTGGATTGCTCTCCGGCAGCCTTGCCGGTCGAGAAAATCAGCAAGCCATTTTGCTCAACGCTCTGCTCAAATCGGTTAAGCAGAGATATTGCCTCGTCAAGCGTCAAGATCTGCTTACGATACTCAACCGCCTCGGCAGGAGTCAGCGTGTTGAGCCCGGGCTTGGTAACCGTTCCCGGCTGCTGCTGCTCGACGGGGCTGGGAGAGGCAGCAGGCGACGTAGGCTCTTGCGTCGTCACTGGGGCTGCTCCCTCGGCCGGCTTGGCAGGCTCAACTGACGCAGCACCGCGAACCGGCGGCTTGAACATTGGGTCAAGTTTTGGCTGAACCATCGTGATTTTGTATTCGCCGGTTAACTCATCGTAGACCTGTTGCGGGCGCGGTTTGTTCAAAACGTCCCATGCGGCGGCATATTCTGGCGTGCTGAGGACAGATGGATCTTTGACGCCGCGAATCAAATAAGAGTACGCCTTGGCTTCAAGGCTACTGCCGAGTTCATCCCCGCCGTCTCCGGCTCGTTTTTCAGCAAGCGCTTGCGCCTGAGCTGTTTTTGATTTTGCTCCCGCAGGCACTTGGCTGACCTTGTTCCAAGTTCGGGTGGCCGGGTCAAATTCCTCCGTCAGCTCATAAAGTTCTCCGTCTGGGTCGAACACCGTC